AGGGGTACGGGCTATGGTGAATTAAGAAGAAACTTTGCGCAATATAAGTCTTTCCCTTTAGAACTTTGGTATAGACTAATAAGCCCAATGGTTCACAGAGCAAGTGCAGGGGACATTGCTATCGGTACTGCTTTTATGGGTGTAACTATGGCTGGTTTTATAATGCGTAACTGGTTAGGTGATGTTGTTAATGGAGATACTCCTAGAGATTACTTCTCTGATGACCCTGATGTCGCTGTTAGAAACTGGTCTGGTTTAGTTGCTTCATCTATGGGTATGCCTGTATTAGATAGAATTATTCCAAGAATTGCAGAAGGAAAACCTTTAAGTAGTTATGACTTTATAGCTTTAGCTGGTCCGGTGAATCAAATGGCAATTCAAACAGGTACAAACATAGCTTTAGCACCTGGAAAGATTGCTTCTGGTAAAGGGGATGAGGTTACTAGGCAAGCAGTGCAAGGGGTTTTAGGCGCACCAGTTATTAGACCTTTACTCTTTGGTGGAGTTCAGAAAGCATTTACTGCACATGCGATGGAAGGTTTATATTCTTTACTTGATAAAGATTATGAAAAACGGAAAGAGAAATACGCAAAAGAAAAAGGCTCTGAGCGAATTGAGTTATAATTAAAAAGGAGACACGACCATGAGAAGTAGAACAGAGGAAAGAAAATTTACATTTAAGGGTGAGTCTGTAGAGGCTTATGTAAAGATTTTAGACAGGTTGCCAGACCAAACTAAAATTGAAGATATCTTGGAAAAGTATGATCCTGTTAAAAGAACTTGCTTATTTGAAGGTAAAGAGCATGTAGTTCATAGTTTTACGAAATTACCACCTGTAAAAAGAAAGACAGGTTTATATGATTTAGTAGAAATTCTTTTATTCACGAAAGAAGAGTATAAGAAAATAGAAGGTTTAGGCAAGCCAAAGACAGAACCAAAACCAGCAGTAAAACCAAAAGGTGATGAAGGTAAGTAATGGTAATATCGGGAGAGGGTAATTTAGGTTTAGCGACATTTACAGGGAATGGAACAACTGGTCCATTTTCTTATTCTGAACCATATAACCAAGCTTCTGAATTAGTTGTAACTGTTAATGGGATTACTAAGACATTAACTGTAGATTACGCAGTAGCTTCTACTGGTACACAAGACGGGCATAACACAGGGGCGAATATAACATTTACTGTAGCCCCTGCTGTTGATGCTGCAATAAGAGTTACTAGAAGAACAGTAGCTCAACAAACTTTAGATTTTTCAAGCTTAAATACTTTTGATCCAAATGCAATCGAACCAATATTAGATACACATGCTTTAATGGTGCAAGATGCAAAACAAAAAGCAGATGAAGTTGTAACTATTGGTGTTGAAGAAGTTGTAAGTGCAGCGACTCCATTAACTGTCTCAGCAGCTACGCCTTTAGTTCAGGCAAACATTCAACCTTTAGTTGATGAAGCTGAGGGTTATCGAGATGAAACAGTGGCTAATGCAGCTTTGACCGCAGCAGATGTAATAAGCACTAACGCTGACGTGGTAAGCACAAACGCTGATGTAGTTTTAACCAATGCTGATGTAGTTGCTACAAACGCTGATGTAGTAACAACTAACGCTAATGTAGCAGCAGCTCAACTTGCAGAAACAAATGCAGAAACAGCAGAAACAAATGCAGAAGCAGCGCAAACAGCAAGTGAAGCAGCAAGAGATAAAGCGCAGGAATGGGCTACAAAAGCAGAAGATGATCCTGTAGAGACTGGTCCAGATCAATTTAGTGCTTTACACTGGGCGCAAAAAGCAGAAGAGCAAAAAGATGCACTTATTGGTACTTTAACTGGTGATCTTTTATCATGGACTACTCAAACTGGCTCAGGTTCTCCAAGTAAAGGTGCAAGATTAAGAGTTGATTCTTCTGATGATTCAACAGTTATTAGTTTAGCTAGTACCCCTGATGGTGATACTGAATATAACTTTACCGAAGCGGATAATGTCAATTGGGCTTTACATCCATGGACTATTAACCCTAATGGAAATAACATAAATGGCGCAGCAGGAAACTTTACTGTATCTGGTAGAAATCCTTTTAGGATTATTTGGAAAGGTGCTACAGATGGTTATGAAATCGAATATCTCTTACAAGCAGATGGTAGATTTGCTGATACCACTGGTAACTTTACTGCTTATAATGGCGGTAAATACTTAATAGATGAAGGTGCAACAATAACTTTAAACTCTGTAGTAGCTGGAATGGAGATTTATTTTCAACCAAAAGCAGATCAAGATTTATTAAGTACCCCTGCAACCATTTCTTATAATGGAGTTAATACCTTCTTTGGTTTTGCAGAAGATTATGTTTTTGATGATAATGGTACGATAAAGCTGTATTCAGATGATGGTACTACAATACAAGTAGAATTAACAGGAGTTTCACACCAAAATGCCTAGACTAACTGACTTAACTGGACAAAACATTACAACCCAAGCAACTGCAACTTATGCAGAGAATATAAGCGCAGGGGATAATGTAAAGCTTAATTCTAGCGGTCAATTAGCCAAATGGGGCGCAGGTGAATTTGGAGCAAGTTTAACTGTAGGACAGGTTAAATCTAGCTTTACTGGTACTGCATTTGAATACCAATGTACCGCTTACGCAAAGAACAGGTCATTATTTTTTATTGCTACTGCAAACCAAAGTGGGGATGAACAACTAGTAGTTATTGAAAGAAACTCTTTAACAGATACAGTTACTCGTAGTGAGTTTGCTTTGACAGGCGTTGAAGGTATTACGGCTATGTGTTTTCTTGAAAATGAAAATAAGCTTATTGTTTTACAGTCTAGAAATAGCATCTATGAAGCTTTTGCTTATACTTATACAAATGGGGTTTTAACTTTAGACCAAAGTCAAACTTTCAGTGGTCAAAATATCCTCCAAATACGTCAGGGTGCTTTAATGCAAAATAGCGCAGGGGGAGATGTTGCTGTTTTCGGTGGACTAGTAAACCCTGGAGGGGGTTATGTAGTTTCAGTGGGTTATGTTTCAGGCGCATTAACTGTTAATTCCACTCAAGTCAATGCAGCGTATAATGGTGGCACATTTGCTGCTAAATGGGATTCAACAAACGACAAGGGGTTACTTGCTTATTTATGGGAAACGGGGGATAGTTTTAATTGCTATAGCGTAACCTATGTTGGTGTAACTCCAACTTTATCTAGCGTTGATACTGAGACCGTAGATTGGCAAGACAATTCTTTTGACATAGAGTTTGACCCAATTAGCTCTACTTTTTTAGTAGCTGGGAAACAAACTAGTGCTAATGCCATTAGATATGTAACAGTTGATTGCTCTGGTGCAAACCCAGTAATCTCTTCTGTTACGGACTTAGCAACATCTACAATACAAGCATCCACTACTTATGGGCATCAACTTGTTTATGATGGGATTAGTGGTAAATATTTATTAAGCTCTCAAGACCCAGATGGAACAAACCAATGTAAAGTTTTAACTTTATCCTCTGGTGTTTTAAGTTTAGATAATGAGACTGAGTTTACAACTGTTACTACAAGTTCAGGATCTTGTACAAATTTATTCTATGATGAATCCTATCAAGCGGTTGTTTTGGTTTTTAGAGAACCTGCTGCTGGTTACGAGTGGAATATGGGTATTGGAAGATTAGATTCAAATGATGAGCTAGTAGATTTTATCCCAGACCAAGATAAGTTAATCGGTGTAGCAATAGATACTAAAACTACTGGTCAATTAGGTAAATATAGATTACTTGATAAGTACAAGGGTGTTTTAATTAAGAACTTAACTGGTTTAATTCCAGGGCAAGAATATTACATAAATGCACTTGGTGGATTAACAACGAATATTACAAGTGATTTCTATGGCTTGGCAATATCTGCAACACAAGCAATAACTTCTACAATAGTAGGTTTACTTTCTGAAATTAAAAAACTTACTATTGGAGAGGGAAGGGTAGTTAAATCTTTCACTGGCTCTGACAATACAGCAAGTGGAACTTACACTACTATTGTAGATCAAGGTGGTTCTGGGGCACTTAAGAGCATAACTTGTTCAAGTTCTAATAGTTCAGCAGCAGTTGCTTTAAAACTTACCATCAATGGAGTAGAAGAAGTTTTATTTGGTAGCTTAAACGCTAATCCATTACGTGGACATAGTGCTAACGAATCAGTTACATGGCATTGTGATATCCCTTACAGTGGTGGGGTTAAGGTAGAAATAGATTCAAGTAGCACAAGTTATACAACTAATTGTACAGTGGTTTTACATCAAGACTAAAAGGGTAAATTATGACAGCAAGAGATACAAATGGTAACGTAATACAAATAGGAACAATCGCAACCCAAGCAGGGGAAGAGTTAGGCTCTGGTAATTTAACTTCAACTCCTTCGCCATCACACAATAAAGGCTATTGGATTGCTGCAAGAGCGGATACTTATATTCGTAAATTTGGAACACAAGCTTTAGCGGATGCTGCAACTGTAGCTGCAACTGGTGTTAATGTTGGTCAATTAATCCCATCAGGTACTATTTTACCGATCTACTTAAATAAAGGTGAACTAATCAAAGTAGATGCTGCTGGTGATTTAGTTATAACTCCTTGGTAATCAACCATTAAGATATCCAGACTCATAAGTCTTTCTCATCTTCTCTTCGGCAACAAGTCTAATTTGTCTTGCTCTTTCTCTTGTTATTCCATGCTTGTTACCAAGGTTCTGTAAAGAAGTTTGTTCAAGTAGATTTTCGATTAATATATCCCTTTCCCTTTCTGTAAGGTTTGCTCCATCAAAGAGTTGTTTTAAAGTAAGTTTATTTTCGATATGCTCCATTTGTTCATCTTCTAAACCAACTGCTGCATATAGACATTCTTTCCTTTTAGCATCTTGCGTTATTTCATAGTCTAAAGAATATATACTATTTTCACAATCATAAAAACTTATAAGCTTCTGTAATTCTTCAACCTTTTCAAGAGGATAATCTAATATTTCTGCAAGTTGTTCTAAAGTTGGTTGCTCTCCTTTCTGTTGATGAAATAAAGCTGCACACTTTCTTAACTTTTGGATTTTCTCTCCCACATGCACTGGAATTCTAATCACTCTTGACTTATCTGCAATCGCTCTCATAACCCCTTGTCTTATCCACCAATGGGCGTATGTACTAAACTTGTAACCTTTAGATGGATCAAACTTTTCAACCCCTCTAATAAGCCCTAAGTTCCCTTCTTGGATAAGATCAAGAAATGGTAACCCTCGATGTAAATATTTCTTTGCGATGGAAACAACTAAACGTAAGTTATGCTGCACCATTTTATTTTTATAAAAAAGTTTTTTTGTTTTAGTCGTAGCTTTTATATAGTTTCTTGCAAGCTCTAGTTCTTCATCTACATCTAATAAAGGTATCTTTGATATCCTTTGTAGGTAATCTTTAACTGCATCGCAAGTATATCCCCTTGGTTTAAGGTCAAGTTCCCTTTCTTCTTCAAGTTCTTCTAATTCCTGTAATTCTGGTTCTACCATATAATCATCTCCGGAGTGTTCCATATTATTATTTTATTAAAAAATTGTTAATTGGTTGTAGTTTTCTTTACCATATATTGCCATTAAAAACGCTTCTGCTAACCCATCAGATGGTTTACTCTTTGGGGTTGGTCTAAGGTCAATGGTTGAATTTAGCTTTTCTGCTAAAGCGATTGCTTCATTTTTATCTGATCCAATACCAAAGTGTGCTTTCCAAGTCTGTGGTCTAATAACTGCATAATCTTTTGTAAGCCAATGCTGTTTAATTA